TTAGTTCAAATGTTAGTTCAAATGTTAGTTCAAAGAAAATCATTTTTCTTATGTATTATATATAAGATATGTCAGAATTTGGAAATATTTCATCCGGAGCTGGAACATTCGACAGTTTTAAGAACAATAATATGGTAAATGGAACAAAGGAATTTTTGGAATCAAATAGTTTAGTAGCAAAAGTGGCCTTTTTACTATTGGTATTGGTCGTGTTTATTATTGCTGTTAGATTTAGTACGCAGGTGTTATCATGGTTGTTTTCGTACTCTAGCTCTCCCTATTTAATCGATGGTATGGTAGATGCTAAAAAAATGATTGTGATACCTCAGGATCCTAATTCAAATGGGTCTATTCCGCTCATTCGTTCGGATAACCAAGAAAAGGGGATTGAATTCACCTACTCTGTATGGCTTTTTATTGATGATTTAGTCTATCAAGAAGGCCAATATAGACACGTGTTCCATAAAGGAAATGATAACATTAATTACACAAATGCACCCATTGGTATGAATCATCCTAACAATGCCCCCGGTTTGTACATTGCGCCAAATACAAATGCTTTAGTAGTAGTGATGAATACATTCAATGATATCGAGGAAAAAGTCACCATTGAGGATATCCCTCTTAATAAATGGGTATGTGTGCAAATCCGTGTAGAAAATCACCAACTAGATACCTATATTAATGGCAAGTTGGCGAAACGATTAATTATGAATGGAGTTCCTAAGCAGAATTACGGTGATGTACATGTAGCCATGAATGGTGGATTTTCCGGATACATGTCTGAATTGAGATATTTCAACTATGGTTTAGGTACGAGCGAGATTCAAGGTATTGTCGATAATGGACCTAATCTAAAAATGAATAGTCAAACAATGACATCAAGTATGCCAAAGTACTTGTCTCTAAGATGGTTTTTCATGGGAAATAAAAATGGCTTTAATCCTTAAATTGATATGTCAATTTAAACCTATAATTAAGTCAGATTATAATAACAATTATTTATTATTATTATAATATAACTATGTTGAATGGTTATGAACCTATAATACAAAATATAACTAGTGGATTTATATATAGTAATGATCCACCACCACCATTATTTTTAAATGTAGCACTACCGATTTTTGATATTAGTGGTGTAGATGGAAATCCAACAGTTAGCATTAGTGGCGAGTTTGTATTAGAAACGGTATCTCGAATTATAGGTAGTTGTCCTGTTTCATTTAGATATATTATAAAAATGATTGATATATCAACTACCTACTATATCAAATGGGCTACCAATTTAGAAAGTGCTCCAGCTATATTCAATACAAGCAACTTAACTACAAATATAAACGAGGCTCTATTATTTGAACGAATCACTTACGACGAATTAAAAAATATTGCGGCTCTTGCTAATTCGACCTGGACCGGATTTGATGCTACAGTCTATGAAAATCAATGTTGGTTAAGAACAACAGGAGAATATATAACTAATTCTAATTATCAGTATTTCAAAATTCATAGTGTAAATGTTGATGAATCAGGATTATTAACATTATCTGATATAACAACGGATATTTATGCGCGTAATAATGAACATCAATCTTGGAATATATTACCTACCGTAAAACAGCTCACTGGCTGTGATTGGAATTGTGAATTACTAGAACAGACAACTCTTTGGACAAGAGCTACCACTGATTGTATCGACTTAACTGATGCTACTTTACCTGATGGCGAACCATTGACAAGAGATGATTTAAGTGAAAAACGAAAGGCCACTATTTTTCAATACAAGCAAAATGGTGCTGGTTTTTCAAAAAAACAAAATTATTCTAGATTAGCAAGAGGCTTAGGTCGCCAACGAGGTCAGTCATTTGCTACCCAAAACGATACTTATACAAATGCGAATACTCATAATCTTCCTATTGTGAATAATCGTATTTTATCGTGTCCAAATGTCACTAAAAATTGGGCTCTTACAAATCAGAATGATACGCCTGGACCTGTTAGAAGAATTACTAATTATCCTACGGTACCATTAACGAATTACATTGTTCGCAGAACATACTTGGCTGGAGGAGGTAAATGGCCTCAATATGGATGGTCTCCAGGTAATCTAGGATTTCCAGTGGGAAAAAAAGGAAATTTATAAGTTGTTTATTTATGTTGTCAGTATTTTATTGAAACTAGATAATATACACTATCTAATAATCTGTAAAACACGTCATTCACATAAATATAAATTATGACGTCTTTTATTTGCGAAACCCTTTTTTAAAGCCTTTGGGTACAATTTGTTGTTGGCTTTTTGTTCCGGTGCGTCAGGGCTTGATCCTTTTTCTATGACCATATTCTTGTTGATTTTTAGCGACAAATTCGTTATCATTATAAGAGTTATGCTTGTTTTGCTTGTTTTGTATGGATTGGTCAATAGTGTCTTCCTCATCGCCAAAAAAATCCTCTAGTCGTGCTTTTCTCGTGAAAGAGTTTGTACTACATACTCCTAGCATAGTATTCATATGATTGTATATAATTAATATTATCAACTCTTTAAATTATTAATTATATTGTATTGCGTATGACCATACGTTTATTATGATGTTGTTGTTTATTCCCTCAAAGATGGATTCACACAAATGGCTTGAGAAGGAAAAATATCACCTGACATACATGTATCGGCGTCTTTCACTTGAATACAGCTGCGAAATCCTCTATCTTCACCAATGTAACAATACCCTGATTTACTAGGACCAGATCTCTGTGTAGAACTGGTTGCGTCGTCGGGCATAGGTTCGCTATTATATTCTGCATCCGCTAAAGCACCGGACAATGAACTAGAAATAGAATCGAATGATTTCGATGGCGCGTTCCCTTGGTTGTTGTTTTGTCCATTATTATTTGTATTTGTATTGCCGGAAGAGGAACCTTGATCAATATCCAATTGTCCTTGAATGACATTGACACCACTTTCCACGGTTCCTGCAGCAACGTCAATGCCTAATTTAGCTCCTTCTGCTGATAATTGAGCAACATCTTTGGTTGTTTCGGTAACAACATAACCTAAACTTTCCAATATGTTTTTCAAAAGAGGAGCCAATGCTTCCTTCACAATTTGAAGGAAATCACCTAAATAAGAAAAAAGATTCACGCCTAAGAAAAGGAGAATCGCGACGATTAACCCAACTCGCGTATAACTAGTTTTACCATTTGTTGAAAAATACCCATCACTTGAACTAGAAGATGACATTTTAGGAGTGGAATCTATATCTACTGTTATACCTGACGGAATATTATTACTGACACTTTCCATATATATAAAAATGGTATATAAAAATATGCCTCATAATTTGTATTTTTAGTTTTAGTTTTAGTTATAATAATATAATACTATAAATGGATTATATTATTCCTGCATTTTCAATGTTGGCGTTAGACAGTCTTTATTTATCAAATATTGGTGGTCCTTTGTTTGCCAAAATGGTCAAGGGAATACAAAAAGAAGACATGAAGCTAAATGTGTTTGGAGCAATAGGTTCTTATATCCTATTAATTTTAGTTCTTTATAAATTCATTATTATAGAGAGAAAAGGACCGAATGATGCGTTTTTACTAGGATTTTGTATATACGGTATTTTTGATCTTACCAATATAGCCATCTTTAAGAATTATCAAATAATACCTGCCATAGTAGATACGGTATGGGGTGGTGTTTTATTTTATACTGTGACGTGGATAACTTATAAATTATTGAGGATTAAATACTAAGTATTACATTTTAGCATTAATCATTTGCATACTCGCTCGTTTATTAAGACCGAATTACAGTATTTAACTTGTTTAAGGCTTCCAATTTTTCAAATGTTTTCTCTCTGTTGCTTTTTTCTAGACCAGTAAATAAATAATCAGTAGCAGGACGTTGTTCGTTCTTTTTTATTTCCTTGTAGATGAGATTTATTTTCTTTGTAATGTTATCTACTGTTGCTTTATTTTCAATGATATCTATTGTAGAATCAAATGTATCTGTCAATAATGAAATGGCGAAATATAGCAAATATTTGCGCTTCTTCTTGACACCACTGGTATAACGAATACAAAACAATTCAAATATACTTTTCAGTATTTTATCAGAAATTTCGCTTTTTTTCTCGGCATTTGATTTGAACAATACATCCCAAATCATCCATATAGGTTCTTTTACACATTTTTCATCTACCATTGCAAAACTTCTTCGTTCGCATATACAAACATCCTTTCGTTTCTTGCATAAATTTTCAAATTCTAGAATCCATTCCAACCAATAACATGCATCGAGCGAACTGCGAGAATCTTTCGATACGTGAAATGCTAATTCATTGATAGCAATGAACAATTCTTTTGGATCATCCTTTTTAAATATATCAGTAGCATATTGAACATTGGGTGCTTTTAGTTTTATTGCCATGGTAGTCATATCAAACTCTTCTTGCTTTTTAATTTTTATGCTTTCAATCGAATGCTTTTTTTTTGAACTACATAAAATAGTGATTATTTCAGCGAATATTTTGCGTACCTTGTCATTGTTACGTATATCTAACTCTACACCATTATAACTAGAAATTAGCTCCTTGAAATTATTGAATCGCATTTCTAAATAGATTGGTAATTTTGGATTACCTAAATGTATGTGCTTTCCGACAAAGTTCAAAATAATATCCCATAATTCAATAAAGCAACCACAACAGATAAATTCGGCACTCCAATGTAAAGCTTGTTCGACACGACCAGACTTGAGACTATTTAGTAATTCTTTTTTTGCATCAGTTCTTTTGAATTTGGAGAAAGTAATACCTTTGAATTGTTTTTCACTTCGTACATCATTTATTTCAAATTCATTCATATAGTTTTTATTATAAAAAAAATAACATAAATATACATATATATATGACAGAATTAGGAATTGTCGGTAATAAAATAGTAAAAATCTATAACAAATTGGAAAGATCGTTACAAAAAATGCCTATTTGGTTTCATTTATTGCTTTTACTAATAATCGTATTTATTTTAGTGAATATTTATAACTCTTATATACCTGTAAAGGAAGGGTTTATTGATCAAAAAGAGAAATTCGTTGTAAAAAAGGGTATCAATATATATGATGATTTTTATGTGAATATATACGATGAATTGTTTTACAGAGAGTTGGTAAATCAATACGAAGTAGGAAGTATTGAAAATATAACCAAACCTACTAGCGAAAGTAATATTTTAGTTATTGGTAGTGGAACAGGACATGTAGCAAATGAATTTCATAAACAAGGATACAAAGTGGTTGGTTTAGATGAATCTCAAGTCATGGTAAAATATGCTAAAGAAGAGTACCCTGAAATAGAGTTTATTCAAGGAAATCCTATGAAAGCAATGGCTTTCGAACAGCAACGATTCACTCATATTGTATGTTTAAATATGAATTATTATTACTACAAAGACAAGAGTGCTTTGTTACAAAATATTTACAGTTGGTTGCGTCCAGGTGGATTTTTTATTGTTCAATTGGTCGATAAAAATAAATTTGACCCGGTCGTTCCAGCAGCCAAACCGTTTATTATGGTAAATCCTCAGAGTTTTGCAGAAAAACGCATAACTGAATCAAACGTAGTATTTAATAATTTTGATTACAAAGCGGATTTCCAAGTGTATCCAAATGACGTTGTTCAGTTTCAAGAAATTTTCAAAGATACTACTCCTGGGTCTAAGAAAACAAGACAGAATGTCCATAAAATGTGGATACCTCCTAAACAAACAGTCATTAATCAATGTAAAGAAATTGGATTCATCACGTTTGCGCAAGTTGATTTACTAATGGCGCAACTAGAATATCAATACCTGTATGTTTTTCAAAAACCAGAATAACGAGATGTATTGATAATTATTATTCTAAATAATATCAAAATAATTTATTGATATTATTATTTTATTTCTCGTTACATTTTTACGACTATCTAATTAATTTTTTTCCGTAGAATTGCCATAATAACAATGATATTATACTACCAACGACATATCCATTACCAGCACTTTCTAATGTATTATCGAAAACATAATAACTCAACAAAGGAAATAGTATGAAGGAAAGTAAAACATAAAACATCATGATTTGAATAAATTTGAGATTTTTACCGGTCATAGCCATATTCATGGTGATATATATATTATATGTAACATAATATAAATTGTATTCAATGACCTATTCCTATTTGTTGTATTTACGTTCCTATTGTTTCATAAATAATTTGACACACTCCCATACCTTGGCAGATTCTTGAAGATTAAATGCACCTCTTTTCTGCGCTAAATGAAGAAATGACACCATGACATTTAGTGCCGTGTTTTCATCAGTAATATTTACATCGGTTATAGATGGTTGTGTTGGCTGAGACTGAGACTGAGAATCTTGTTGAGGTTGGAGTTGAGGTTGAAGTTGAGGTTTTTCTATCGTTTCCATTGAGATATTCTCCATATGATAAATGATAATACAATTAATAATAATATTAAACGAATTATCTCACGTATTTTCCAACACGAGCAAAAGAATCGACAATAAAAATGATGAATATTCCTAAAAAGGAGTATAAAATCAATTCTTCGGTAACATGTCCTGTTTTTTCATCTTGTTGTTCTTCCAATAAATATATAATTTGGTTAAGCTTTGTTAATAGTTCATCTTTATTTACACCGGTTGGACTATTATCATCAGAACCTTGATTAAAATAAGGAACATATTGTTGATAATATTGCTTGGCATATTCGCTGGGTAATTGTGTGAAACCTTCTTGCTGATGTTGATCTTGTTGTTGCTGTTCAGGGCCAGGTTGTCCATATGGTAAATTCTGCTGATTGTTTATTTGGTGACCGTTCATACCTTCAGATTGACCCATATCATATTCAGTAGTTTCAGGAATTGTATTGCTATTTGACATTCGTTCCATTCCGACAGAATTTGGATGTTGAAGAGGTTGAAAATTACTTAAATTGCTTTCGTCGTCATCATCTTCGCCATCATCATACTGAATACGTTTCTTTAAAACATCTATATTCGCATTTGATTTTACCGGATCACGGCGCTTTAAGGTCTTGTTTCGCATATTTTCTCTTTTCTTTTGAATCGGATTGTTTTCTATATTTTCATTATTAAAATCTGATGCATACATTGCTAAAGACATTTGGTTACTTATAAAAAATACAGATAATAATTTAAATAACTTACGGAAAAAATATATTTTTAATTTATATAAGAATGACTAACTTATTTGACTTCAATCGTGTTTTAGGAAAACTCATTGGTTTAGTATTGATTATTATAGCAGCTCATTTTCATGTTTTAGCAGGTGTGCTTGTGCTTTTGTTCCTTATTTCCATGAACCATTATGTTATAGAAGGTATGGAGAATAATGATTCTTCTAAAGAATCTCAAGAAGATTCTCAGAAAGAAGAGGAATCTCCCATGTCGTTGTTTAAAAAAGACCATTGTAAAAATGGCCTATTGATGAAGGGTGACAAGGAGATTACTAGTGATTTGATAAAAGAAAGCTTTCCTAATCTCAAGTTTAATGGTGAAGCATGTAATCCATGTGACGACGATTGTACGTTTGAAATAGTCTCTTCTTCTGAGCAAGTGACTAATGAGGAAAATTTAAGACCTCAAGATTCAAATGAACATCCGATTGACCGTGAGAAAGCTATACAAAAAGCACAATAAAGGTACAATCAAAAAGGTACAATCAAAAAGGTACAATCAAAAAGATACAATCAAAAAGGTACAATAAAATAACATGATAAATTATATGAAACAATATATATTTTTACTTGCTCTTATTATTTTTTCAATATGGTTACCCCTATTATTCATGACAAACGAATCGGAAGAGAAAGAAGGATTTACCACGTATTTTAGACAGACAGTAAGACCCCACATCAGAATGTTTAGAAGCACACAAGACAATGTAACCTACCATTTTAATACGAAATTCAAAGACTTTGGTAGAAGATTAGGTTTTTTTTAGAATAAATACTTTTCTTTTCGTAATATATATAATTTCTATCATGTTTGAATTCTTAAATGTATTAAATTCAAGTAAATATTTTACCGGTGTTATGATGATATTACTCAATATAGGGTCTAGATTTGTAGAAATTAAATTAAGTGACTCCATGGAGGCCTATATCAAGTATAATATCGCCAAGGAACTTCTTATTTTTACCATGGCGTGGATGGGTACAAGAGATATTGTAGTAGCTCTTACATTGACTGCTGTATTTGTTGTACTATCCGAATTTTTACTGAACAACAAAAGTAAATTTTGTGTGTTGCCTGATAAATATAAACGATTAAATCTCGATACGAACAAAGATGGTGTTATTAGCGATATAGAAATTAATAAAGCGATTGAAACATTAGAGCGAGCAAAAAAACAAAAGGAAAGTGAAAGGCATATTGATTTATTGAACCACTATCAAAGTTTGATGTAAATTATATAGATATACGTGTCATTTGTAAAGGAAATAATATATTATTATTATAAGATGAGTAATAATATATTGAAAATTACATTTGATGCCTCTACATTGAATGGAAGCATTGTGCAAGATATAAAATACACTCCTGTTATGTCGAATCCACAATTATACAGTATGTTTCCTAATATATTATTTATTCCTACAATAAAATTAAAGAGAGAATTATTTGATAAGGATTTAGGTGATGATGATATCAAAAAGATATTCTTGTCATCAAATCAGTTGAATAATTTCATCACAAGACTACAAGAACAGAAGAAATACGAACCAATTGCTATCGCGTCAGCAGAAAAAAAGGGTATTCTTTACAATAATATCAAATTTGTTCTAGATTTATTTTTTAACAAAGGAGCAGCCTTTTTTATTCATCAAACTTCGTATATTATCAATAATTATAATTGGAATCATAAATACAAATTGATACCTGTATCTGGACAAACTGTACCCATTGTATCTGTTAATATAACATTTATGCTTCATCAAGGAAAACAAGGACAGCAACTTTCTTTTGTCGATTCTACTCGCTTAAATTGTATGCAAAAGAAGGAATCCATAGTCAATGATTACTATTATCTTGTTGGATTGGATAAACCTGCTGGTAAAACTGCGAAACTTCAAGACCAACCTGTAAATACATTACCAATTGCTAGGCCTATTTCAACTCCAAAAAAAACAGTCACTACAACTACCACAACATACAAATAGGCTTATATTATATTATATTATATAAAATAATTATTATGTTTTGTAAAATATGTTTATATACCAAAATAAATATTTATTGTTATATATATATTTATTGTATGGAGAATTCAATATATGATTTCATTTCGTTATTTGCATTGTTGGCAAATATCTATATAATATATACTTTAGACCCAGTATTAATATTAGGTTCATCCTCGTGTTTGTTTTTACATGATTTCATAAAAGAACTTACAACTGGCTGGTACGCTCCTATATTCAAACGACCTAAGGGAGCAATGAATTGCTCTTTATTTAATAGTGGTGGATTAGTAGATCATAAACCAGGATTTCCGTCTGGTCACGTTACCAGTATTTCATTCTTGATGAATATGTTATTATTGCGTAATAAAGATATTTCGTGGAACAAAATAGCGTTGTATAATGTGCCTATTTTCATAATGGGCTATGCTAGAATAATGAAAGGTTGTCATAATGTTATACAAGTGGTTGCTGGATATATATTAGGTTATGGAATTGCCAATCTATTTCACAGGTATAACAAAGATATAAAATATGGTTTAGAACAATTATATTATTATTTCGTACCTAAGAAATAATCTAGATATATATTAATACAGAAACATGACGTCCAATATTAATAGTAATAATAGTAATAGTAATAATAATAGTAATAATAGTATTAATAATTCTATATATAACGATACATCTAGTGTGTTGTATAATTATGCTATAGCTAGAACATTATTTGATGGTAAAAATAAAAGTGTAATAGAAAACGAGGTGACGAAACTGATATATTTACAGTTTGATTTAATTGTAGCGAATAGTATCAACAACCCTGCTATTAGCGCAAAAGATAATTTAGATAATGTAATAAATATATTTTTCAAGGATGTTATTAACGAACAAGGACAATTAGGTGTTCCATTGGTAAAACTAAATGGTTCCTATCAACCAATACAAACACTTGGTGAATTAAAAGATGTTATATTAAAATACAATTTCAGAGAGAAAATGTCAATCTTGCGAAATTTCGCATCAAAAACCAATGACTGTTTTATGTATTCTATTTTGATTGAATATTATGAAAATAGACAGATTGGTCAAACCGATGCGTTTATAACAAAATATCCCATGTTAAACACTACTTTTTTAGATGAATCAATCTTACTCATTGAGAATATATTAGGATTTGATATTATTGAGACAGCTAATTGTTACCAAGATCTAAGAGGCTCAGGTACTCCTATCACTAGTGGATGTAGTGAAAATAAACGATTATATAGAGAGATTCAATCGGATTATACAGCTAATAAAACCCAATCACCGATTACTCTATGTTGGTTATGGCATCCTCTAGTATATGGCGTTCCTTATCAAGACGTTGTAAAATTACCTGCTGATAATTCCGTTAAAAAACTTTCGACTAGTTATACTGGTAACAATAATGATGTTATTCCTAATTGTATGAGTGACATTTATTCCAAGTATCCATTATTTCCTCCACTATCTCAGAGAGAACAGAATTATATAACAAGCAAAGGAGAAAACGTATTGGTCGATGGACTATACCAACGACCACCATGGACCCCTCCAATTTGCTATATGAAACCGATTGAACCATATAGTTTTTCGGTAAATTTGCAAAAGCGGTATAAAAAATACTCAGTGAGTAATTTGTCTGGTCATGTTATGATCTTTTTAATTATGGCGAAATATTTTAAAAATCCAGTAGATAACCAACCGATCAATATGAATATGATTGTATTGGCTAGTATTTTATTTATGGTTCCATATAATCATTCGATACATGAAATTTTTCAAGCAGCAAAGATGATGGGAGTCAATACAAATTATTCCATAAAAAAAACTGACCTAGAAAATATTAATATGTTGTTAAGTGCTACTAATTTAACACCGATTGTACTACCTACTCAGACTTCATGGGTTTCACCTCAAAAAAGAAACACATTTGAAGGTACTTATACAAAAGGTGGAAAACGACAATCGCGAAAAAAACGGAGACGGTCGAATCGGTCAAATCGAGGTAATAGAAAAAAAAAAAGGACTAGAAGGAAATAAAATTGAAATCGTTTATACACGTATATTTACTTTATATCTAACTAGTTTCAGAAAAACATAGTACTATCTATGTGTATTCAAATGACACCTGATTATAATCATACAATGATTGTTAATCTTAGCCTTGTATCACAGGATGAAGATGATAATATATTTATCAATATACATAATGAACCGCCTCCACTTGTACCCATACAATCACCACATATGGATTTTGAATATTTGCATTTAATAAATCAAAATCAATTGGGTTACAAAGATAATGAACAATATGAAAACATCCAGGATATAATTGGTATGCTAATAACAATGTTTAGTATCTACTATTTCGCATCAAAACTCATCGATTCAATTTGTAAAAAATACATATAAAAATATTCTTACATGATTATATAGCAACTTGGTATGCATTTTAATATTACATACGCTGATTATAAAATTCAGAGCATAACAAATAGTTTTTTTACCTATAAAATAAAAAACGAAATAAAATTAATTAACTATGATAGCAAGAGTTATAAAATGAATATATCGATAGATACAAATAGATCATTTACGCTATCCGATACGATAGTCCAATATAAAGATATGAATGGTAATATTTATTATAGAATTAATTTAATACAACAAGTATTCAACCGAAAATACAATAAAATAGAGCGAAATATAAATAGTCTATGTAATTCATTATGTATGAATATAGTAGAAAATAACGATACTCATGAATATGATAAAATAACATTTATGATTGACGAAGAACATCTAAAATCGCATTTTAAATTAGATACGATAATTCCGGACCTGAAAATTTTAGTAAATATTTTTGATCAAATAGGAATAATAAATAGAATATCTAATTATCGTGCTAATAACAATGCTGATACTAATGTCTGATTTATTTTTACATTGTTCCGCTACCTATAAAAATTGATTATCATTATTAGAATATATTGGGTTGAATAAAATAATTATAATATACGTACTATCTAATATGTCCTATAAAACAAATCGCCTTGAAAGGTTGCCTCCTGAACTGAGGTATTATATAGCCGAATATGTGGATTGTAAGGAAGAAAAACCATATCCATATATTCCATTGTTTAAGAATATTATACTTGATTGGTATAATAGTTCTCGACCATGGAGAGACTCCAATATAGTATATCGTCAATATAAAGACATTTATACAAAAGGGATTTCAGAAGACGAAACACCCTACCTTAAATATGCTTTTAATTGGCATCGACGTGAAAGTAAATATTACAATATAAATATGGTACATTCAGTTGGTCAATTTGAAAAAATAGCTTGTAGATGTCGTACTATTTCTTGGAATGGAATGAATCGATAATAATATATTACATTTATTTACATTGAAAAAATCATTTATACAGATTTTTTCAATTGGTATTTTCATTTTTGATATTTTCATTGTGCGGTTATTTAATACGTTTTGTCCATATAGTTACATAACATTCGGATGCTTTATCAGACAAATCTCTATAGCATACATATCTCCTGTGAGCGTATTCACCAATTTCTAGTGATGAAATTGCTTTATCTAGATTGCTTCCTAAATTGACTGAATTAGCAATCTTCTCAATATCGTCGAGTGAATGAACACATTTCACACTAGTTGAGCATATTTTAAATCCGTTACTTTCTGGATATACGCGACTTTTATTTTTGGCGCCATGTTTCTTGGCATATGTGTCATTTTCGCGTTGGCTATCAAATATCTCATAACCGCGTTCAAAATCTTCATTCTTATTTTCTACATCATCAGCATTGGTGTCTAGGTTTTCTATGTTAGTTGTATGAAGCATAGTTCGCTTCTTCGTTGAAACATTATTTCTCTTTTTTTTAAATCCAGTTGTTTGGTATGAGTAAGTATCGCTAAATGGATCCAAAATAGACGCTTCGTATTGATTGATTGCCTCAATAGAAGTTCTGAAAGGACCAGTTTTATGACCGTTCTCAATATATTCTCGCCAATACCCAGTAAGCCTTCCTGGAAGCCCTTGAATTTGTACATTATAATCTGGTGTATTAGTATGTCGTTCATGCGTACAACCGATTTTAAGCTTCCACCTATTCGGTATAAGATTTGCACGACGATAAAATCCTTTCACGCATAGAACTACATGTCTATCATAATCATGTGTGAATATATACTCCAATTCTTCACTTGAAATCCGATCAATAGAGGTGTGATTCATATATAATACGCCATATTTACTACATGCCTCCTGAATATACGGAAGAGTCTTACTAGTGGCTCTACATAAATGAATTCTAAAATCATTTTCATATTCGTCGATGATGTCTTCTTTTACCCATTTATTAGCTGAAACCGTATTAGTTAGTGGATAAAATTCTTTAATTATATTTTTCAATAGGAAGTCACTTACACCTATATAACCTGGTGGAATAGTCATCTGAAAAGGTTTGTGTATATCAGGGCCCCAATTATATAGCTCATGAAGTTCTTTTATCATAGTAGCGCTTATTACAATAATTCTATTATTATGTGTATTCATATGTTCAATGTCTAGAATACCACTTTGCTTTAACTTCATATGTAGTATTTGTCCTTCCTTATCGCCAGTATCTATTTCATCGATAATTATAAGAGAGTCATACATGTTATCCAAATCGAGTTTATTTAACTGTCCATGATGATATATATTTCCTTTTAAACAATCAGGAGCTTCTTTAATAAAATCGTCTTGCCACGACGCGTTACTCATGCCGGTTAATATATAGTTTTTTTTAATATTAGTGATAAATAAATCGTCATGGTGTGTAGCCATACCTCGCGCAGTGGCTAACATGAAACCATTTGCACCAACCTTAGTATATTTTTGAACACTTTGAACTCTACACTTTGGATTTTCATAAAAATTCTTTACAATAGAATCAGCATCTGCTTGTTGATTTGGCCAAATATATTCTTCGCTAGCAGATGGTTCTCCTAGAAGATAATTATGCTTGTTGCGAGATATTTGCGCAACAAATGAGTTATCCACCATTTCTCTTTGAGATTCAAATACATTTTTTTTCGAATTAGATAATAATTCCATAATATAATTATTCTTATAAACTTATAGTTCGAATGTTCTTAATTTCTTATTTTAATACATTATAATAAATTAGGAAGGGGCTTCAATTTTTTATTATAACCGTAATTGTTCGAATACTGGAAATGAAACTATCGTATCTCTAAATATCTAAACTAACGGTGTTACGCTCGGACTTGCGACGCTTTGATCTAACAGGCATATTGTCGTTTTGCATTTCTTTTAACTCACTAATACTAATCGTACTACCTTTTTCGTCTCTATCGTTCTGAATATTTACTTCTGTTTGCTTCATTTTGAGTCCGGAGAGAATATTTGAAATATCACTAGGTCCTTTCATTTCAGGGCGTCTATTAGATTTTTCTGATGCTGGTATCTCGCGACTCGCATTAATATCAGGTCGGTTTGATAAAGGAACATATCCTGGTCTTACTGGGGGAGGAACCGAAGTTGGTCCTTGAGTAGCAAGTGGTGCTGGTGGAGCTCCATTTGATTGAGGCATAAATTGTTGATTAGGATTGTATCGTGGTTGCTGCTGTTGCTGTTGCTGTTGCTGTCCTTGCTGTTGCTGTTGCTGTTGCTGTTGTTGTTGCTGTTGCTGTTGCTGTCCTTGCTGTTGTTGTCCTTGTTGGCGTGATTGTTGCCCTTCCATCATAGACCCCATAAATCCACCTAATCCAGGACTCCCATAAATCCACCTAATCCAGGACTCGTTTGTCCCATTGAATTTACAGCAGCACTTGTAAATTGTTGCATTAGATCCGGATTTTGTCGCATAATATCATCCATACCAGGCATGGAAGATTTAAACATACTGTTTGTCATATGAACCATCAAAGCACTTCCACCCAATTGGAACAAAAGCTTCAATTCAGGCGCCATAGTAGCCTTTGACTTATACTTCTCGTGTAATTCAGCAAAAATATCATCATAATCGTCGACATTCTCATTGATTTGTTCTGACCATCCGTCCAACTTCACATCAAATGGATCAAATTTGTTATTCAAAAATTCTAGACCAGTAATACATGCCATCATCATCTTTCCTTGAAATTTTACAGCATTTTTTCTTTCTTTCTCAGAAACAACTGATTCATATTCACCTTTCATCTCAAGCAAATTCGATTCCATATCATATTTTTTTGTTAGTTTTACACCCTTTCTCTCTAAATCTTCTAACTTTTGAAGATAGTTAAATTTTTCTTTCAAGGCTTCTTCTTTACTCATTCTAGGTTCTGCTTGTGATTTTGTAATATCAGGATTAATTGGTATATCGTTGAATTTTCCATAACCATCCCAAGTCTGTTTTTCTTCATTAGATTGCTCTTTTGTAGAAGCACCCAAATTGAAAGTATCTAATGGTGGCGCGACGTCAATATCATCTTCAGGCAATGGTTCATCATTTAACTTGAATGAATTAGAAAACATGTTTGACCTAGCAGATTTGATACTTTTCTTTGGCTCGGCTAAATCATTCAATTCATCTTCTAAATTATTTAAATCATTCACATCAATATCGCTAGATAATCCACCACCTCCTCTACCGATGGAATTTTTCTTCTTATCGTTCATTAATAATTCAATTCCTGAACCAAAGTTAGACGTTTTTGGACCGCCTATATCATGTAAATTATTATCTACCGAATTATTTATATTTATTGTATTTCCAGTATCAAAATTACTAATATCGATAATTTCAGGTTCAGCCATTATGATTTAACTAGAACTTTTAATTTTAAATCAAACACATTAATTATATATTATCATATCTCGTAAATACCAAATCCCTTGTAAAAAACAATCAGCCAAATCGTCTTTTTTCTTATGGGTATGAAACATGTCTAAATGTTTTCCGAATTGATCATTGTTAATTAATAACTCCTCGCATATCTCAATACCCATCTTTTTTCTTTCTGAATAGGTTGTCTTTTTAGATACGTATTCTTTTAATTTATTAGCAGCAGATATGAAATGAATATCCGTGGTATTTTTCATGATAAAATATTGCGCTATCATTCCCTGTAACGTTTTCATGCGATTCGCAATCGGACTAATTTGATTTTCAATAATAACAGTGTCTATATATACGTCTCCATATAGCTCGTCCAATGTTTTTTTCAAATTAATACCAATCTCAATTAGACTCAAGTCAGTTGTTTTCACCGTATTTGAAAAAGGCAATATAAACATTTTTGGCAATAGGTCATGTAAATATTCTAATAGAAGAACTTTGCTTTTCTTTGTATCAAAATCAATATTATGTTTTGTAAGGAGTTGTTTTAGATCGTTGATTTTGATTTTTTTCAATTTTTGAAGTTCCAACTCTTTTGGAATAATTGAATATTCAATGTCTTTGCAGTGTTTTTTACAGCAAACTATATCACCATAGCAGTATTTGGCCAACTTTCCACATGAACATTTTACGACGACTTCACTACATAGACTAACTACGTCCCAATTACGTATTTCATAACACTCTTTATTTTCAACTTCAAACAAACAGAGCGCTAGATTTTTGATTCCTACATCGATACTTACTATTTTCATTTACTTATGTATTGTAATATATTATACTACAATACACTGTTTAATTACTTACTTGACTAAAAGTGTTAAATACATGAATCGTTTAATTGGGATTAGGATAATGTTGCTGAAGTAATTGTTCTTGTGTAATAGCAGGAGCAACCATTCTAGCTTGAAGCTGATAAGATGAGAGATACACATTTTTCAAATCACTATTTTCATACCCATAAGGTTGAGATTTCTCCATACACGATTTATACAAGAATGGATTATTTGGTACAGGTTCTCCGGTTTTTAAAGCAGGACAATAACAGCATTCATCACATGCTTCCAATTGATTGGCTTTTATAACGGAATCCGCGTTTTTTGTTAAATATTGTCTATATTGCCAATTTGATTTGATGTTATTCTCCTCTCTAATTTGTTCATTAATAACTGCCCCTGGTTGCCACTTTGCATAATTTCTTCCATCTGCCATGATAGGTGGAAAATCAAAATGAATATTATTTGAGCCAGCATAACAGGTTCCCCAACTCATTGTATATATATATACGTAGAGAGAAAATGTATTTACAAAGTTATTGCGTTGAGTCTTCAATTAATTTAATTAACTCCTTTTTATTAGGCTTACTACCTGTCTGAATAAGATCTTTATCGGTAGCAATTTGCCTTAATTTTTGTAAGGTTAATGTTTTTAAATCTGTGGAAACAATATCTTCTTTTACATCACTACTTGTCATTAATTCTTGTACAGAGGGTATCTTCTTAATGGAATGTATTTCTTCTACATTCAATAAATTATCAGAGATATTGCTCATATTTATATCAATGTCGCCATTATGATCACTATCACTATCACTATCACTATCATTGTCATCACTATCGTCACTATCACTATTGTCGATGTCACTATCGTCGCGGTCACTATTGTTGTTGATGATATTTATATTATATTGTTTATTGGATATAGCAGTGGGCAATTCACTTACTTCTAATATTTCAGGATGAATTTCTTCTAAATGATTGTCTTGTAACTGAATGACCTTTATTTCTCTTTCATCATCATCTTCACTATTTCCTAATTCATCTATTTCTAAAATAGACATACCATTATTCGAGACAGAAGAAACATTTTCATTATTTGCTGTTTCAGCACCACTATCAATCTCATCATCGCTATCAATCTCATCATCGCTATCACTCTCATCATCGCTATCACTCTCACCGTCGCTATCACTCTCATCTGACACATCAATTAACGATTGTTCATTCAAGTCTTGTACGAAACCATTATCAGGAACACCACCTACATGGTTATGCAATGGTTGTACCATATGTTGTTGCCGAGACATTTCCATATTTGTAATAAAAGATTGAAGAACTCGCGCTTGTTCCATCTGTGCTCTCTCTAAACGAGATATACTTCGCTTGAAATAAAAAAACAAAAAAGATATTAATAAAAATACAACGCCTAAACAAAGCAATGTAATCGGACTTGTTAAAACTTCATACATTATTATTTACTATAAATATTAATTAAATACCAAGCAAACGTATTTTATGGTTGCTTGGTATGTAGATAATTTATTCGTATTCATATTGAAGACATATCTCACATGGTTTCTAATAATTTGGTTGATTCCGCTAAAATATATTCAGGATAATTCAAATCAAATAATACTTTTAAACCACCTCTTACATTTGAAATACCTCGATTTATTTGATATGTATATTTGAATGCATATTCGTCGTGTTTTTCTACGTTCATATGGCTATTATTAACTATCGGCTCTAGTTTTTTACACAAATCCATTAAATGGGTTGTCAGTATAAAATCAATGTTTTTCTGTTCTATCAAATATTTGACAAATCCGTAAGAACTAGCACAAGCTTCAGTTGGATTTGTTCCGGAAAATAATTCATCGAATATGCAAAAATGTTTTTTGCCATCTTCTAAACTTTCCAATATTTCTTTGCATCGTCTAGCTTCAGCTTGAAATAAACTATCACGACCAGATGTATCCGGTATATTCAAATAACAATGAATATGATTGTACGGACTAATCGTCGCCTTTGAATAAAATCCATATCCAAATCCTTGAGAGAAAATCAAATTAAATAATACTGTTTTTAATATAGTCGTTTTTCCGGAAGCATTCGGACCTGTTATAGCCATATTCTTGCTTAAATCAATGTCATTTTTTACTGCTTCGTTAAACATTAAGCATGGATAATAGGCGTGTTTCATCTTTGTTTTCTTTCCAAATTTACATTTATTTATGAATTTCTCTCTACTCAATCTATTTAATCCATTCATATGTTCAACAAATGAATTCATGCCTATGCTAAATTCGATTGTACTTTGAATGTCCTTGTTTATATGAAATTCATAAAAGTATTTCATAATATATCCTATTTGTTTCGATTTGGTATGTAATTTAGTTACATCGAAATCAGTAATTACGTTCAGTTCATTTACTAATTTGGTACAATACTCTTTGTGAGGATATATGCTTTGTAAAAAGGGTAAATATGTATTATGTTTCATACACACTAGTTCTAATTTGTTCATGTTCTCAATAGTCGTCGTTAAGTAATCTCTCATTAAAAACAAATCTTCGTGAATCGACTTGAAATTTTTATAGAAGCGATAACAGACAATGGAATTCTGATAAATGGAAAACACGTAAAATACAACAGACACTACTGCATATATTCGTTTCTCCCATGAGATGTCCTCCATAATAGTAAAGATATTTCCTAGTGCGTGTTTTGAAAATATATTCATCAGCACTTTGTAATAGCTTTCCAGAGTGATTGGTATTCCGCTGAATTTCAACATAAAAAAAGGCACTAACAGTAATATAACCGGTAAAATAAGACTTAATATAGGACTCACTAAATTATAAATGCTAAGTAATTGAAGAAAAAGAGAGGAATGATTTAAAAATTTGAAAAAATCGACATCGACGTAATAATATCGGTCTATGAAATTTTCGTCTCCTTTTATTTTTTTCCATAGTTCATAAAACTCGTCGTATTGTTTTTGCTTTGAATATGGGTTGTCATCTAATTTCCATGAACTTATTATTTTTTGACTCTGTTTCAAAAAAAGCTTATTGTTCGTGTAATATTCGCATAATTTATGTAGTTGTTCTTTTCCTATTTTTGATTTTGGTTGTATAACAGTTTCCATTAAACATTTTCTATTGCTATTGATATTGTCTTGAGTTACTTGATCAATTCGACTATCTTTACTGACTTCATTATTACTGTCACTATCATATTCTTCAGTGTCCTCCTCCTCATTCACAGCTAATAATTCTAAATCATTAATAATATTACTATCCAGTTTTTCCTTATTTTCTAAATAGTATATCGGCAATTCGAATTCTGAATTCATTAATTAGTATATTTGACGAATTAATAAATCGATTCTATACGAACATGTTATATTATGTATTGTATCGTATTTTTCTATTTTTAATCCCACATATCTATCTTCTTTATTATGCTATATTAGCAATGGTTGCGGGCATTTCTTCTATTTGCGTCTCATAATACTGTTCAATCTCTTTTATTTTTCGAATATCACGCTGAGTAATGAAATTAATTCCCATTCCTTTTCTTCCCCATCTACCTGACCTACCAATTCTATGAATATATGTATGAATATCCTTTGGTATGTCAAAATTAATCACCGTACTTACTTGTTGAACATCAATACCACGAGCTGTTAAATTAGAAGAAATTAATACTCGTGACCCACCATTTGTAAATTCTTTATATGCTTTCTCTCTTTCCGTCTTTTCCATTCCACTATGAATACAGCATACAGGGAAATTATCTTTACGTAGAGCCTCGCATAAATCACTCACTCTAGTAATGCTATTACAATAAATAATACATTGACTTACGGATATACATTCAAATAAATCCTTCAATGTTTCATATTTTTGCGCGTCGTTTTCCAAAGCAACATAATATTGCTTAATTCCTTCTAAAGTAACACTTTCGGTCTTGACCAAAATCTTGATTGGATCGCGCATAAACTTTTCAGTCAATGATTGAATCTCATTTGGAAGTGTTGCGCTGAACAAAGCCACTTGTACTTTGCTGCCTAAGAATTGGAAAATATGATAGACTTGCTCTTTGAAACCAGCCGACAACATTTCGTCCGCTTCGTCAATGACTAATAATTTGACGGATTTCGTAACTAGTTTTCTTCTGCGAATCAAATCATGTACTCTACCTGGAGTACCAACCACAATCTGAGGTTTTCGTTCTAATTCTTTCATATCCTGATCCATAGAACGACCACCAATGAATAAAGAACATTTCATATTTTCTATAAATGTACCTAGTTTTGAAATAACGTCATGGATTTGAATGGCCAACTCTCGCGTAGGAGCCAAGAGTAATCCTTGTACTTCATTCAACGTTTCATCAACACATTGCAAGGTTGATACGGAAAACGCACCGGTCTTTCCAGTTCCAGACTGGGCTTGTGCGATAACATCTCTCCCTGTTAAAATTGGCATGATTCCTTTCTTCTGAATCGGACTGGGATTTTCAAAACCATGACTATAAATTCCACGTAATAAATTCTCCTTTAAATTCATATCACTCCAATTATGAGTTTCGGTAGGTGTATCTGTAGATGTATCTGTAGATGTATCGGTATCATTTTTTTTTACGGACGATTCGGTTATATGTTCTGTATTTGCTTCTATAGGCATAATATCAATACTATATTTATGTTATAATATTTAAGTATGTTAAGTTAGATATGTAATAATAATAAACATTGGTAATGAATATTGGTAATGAATATTGGTAATGAATATTGGTAATGATATTGTTGAGAATATGAGAAACAGTCACCTTATTTTATTATTTATAATAAAAATTGATATAAAATAATAACTATATTCTTTTTATATTACACAATGACTACAGTAATTTATACTATACAAGATTTTGATAATATTAAATGGTCCGATAGTAGTTTTACATTGCCTCAAGTAACAACTGACTTGATTAATTTACTAACCCAACAAGTAGGAGCTCCAACTTATGTAAAAACTCCATCCTTTTCAAATAAAAATACTAACAACAATGATAAAAACTCGTATAGAAAGAAGAAAAGACGTAACGAAGAAGCTAATACAACCGACGATTGGCAATCACTTCGCAGTTTTCAGAAAACAGAATTTGTTAAAAAGGAGGGTATCGAAAAAGAGATTGATGGTATCCGCGCGTTAATTAATAAATTAACTGATAAAACATATGACAGAATTATTGAGAAATTAACAGAAACTCTAGATGAAATTAAAGACAATGAAACATGCGATGGGGTCTATATTGATAAAATAGGTCATTTTATATTTACCATGGCTACTTCTAACAAATTCAATAGTAATGTTTATGCTAAATTGGCCAATGAATTACAATCTAAATATGAATTTATGACGAATATTGTTGATAATAATATTAATGAATTCATGAACTTGTTTGAAAATATGGAATTTGTATCACCAGATGACGATTATGACAAATTTTGCGAAATGAATATTATAAATGAAAAACGCAGAGCAATGAGTCTATTCCTTACTAGCTTATATAAACATAAAGTCCTTACTTTAGATTTTGTATTTGATAAAATACAAAAGGTTCAAAATATGATTATGAAAGAAGAGACAATGTTAAATGAATCAAGTCGCATGGAAGTGGAAGAATTATCCGAAAATTTATATATTCTTCTTACGAATATTCCCTTTTCGACACTTGTTTCTCATAGCGAATGGAAGCAAATTATGAATAATTTATTGCAAATAAAAAATACAGACACCAAAGTATTTATGGGTATTTCACCTAAAACTAAATTTAAACATATGGATATTTTAGATAAGCTCAAGTGAGATAGGAACATGATAAATACTTGAGTATGATAAAGTATATGATATTACTCAAAAAAGAATTAAAAACGTTTAATCGTATATATGTACATGAAGAATACTGAAATACGATACGAAACCAATGAACTAGGACCACCTATTTGTAATACAGAAGAAAAAATAGAAATTGACAAAATGATATTAAATGAATGTTTTTTTTCTGAACTTGATTTAGATGAAGATGATGTAGGTTTTCACAACAATATGAATGATGCAATACATGACGATGATAATATAATTGCACAACATGTTGATTATTTTGAAAATTATACTGTGAAAATGCTACAACATATTGCTAATTATTATGAAATACCAAAGAGGCGATTGAAAAAGGAAGAGTTGATAGAACTTATCATTCAATTTGAAAACGAACCGGAAAATTCAATACAAGTATATAACCGAAAAAGATGTTGGCATTATATACATGAACTCCAAAATGATACTTATTTTGGAAAATTTATCTCTTTTCAGTAGAATATATAATAGGTAAAGTCTTTTTAGTAGATAAAAAATATAAAAAATATAAATAGTAATATATAATTAATCTATAATGGTGAATTCTATATTAAATCCCAAAATAAACTACCCTGAAATAAAAAAATTAGATCCTGAAGATGTTAATTTTGACGCTTCTATGTATGAAATCATGATTTTAGGTCAAGATATTGTCATCGCATTAGGTCAAGCAAAGTATGCATTTATAGATGATAATATAATATATTATCCTATTTATTTAGTTGAAAACGATAAAGTATCAAAACAGCTTGGGGTTTATGAAATTATGTCTGACCAATTACCAAACGTTGTCGATGAAGATGGAGATATAGAATTAAAAGATATTGATGAACCATTATTATACAAGTTTGTTACTATTGAAATGCTTATTGGGAAAAATAGTCAAAAACGCGGTTCTAAAACGGATAACTTCAAAGAGGATGAAGATAATGATATGGA